CAAGAATAATAGCAGTATCACCGCGACGCCCCACAACGTCGCAAGACCCGAATACTTCCTGCAATGGTTCAGGAAACGCGACGTGAACTTCGGTCTGGAACTCAAGCTTTCCGTCTGGATCGATCTCGTCAAGCGCCGCGAATGCAGGCCGTAGTTTCTCATTAATCTGTTCCTCAGTCGCGTCTGCAAATGTATCAATTGATTCGCCGTTAAGAATACGCTCCATGCACTCATGCAGAAACGTGCCTTCTTCAGCGTATGATGACGATGGCTTGGGCGGAACTTTAGTAACTAATGCAACACTGCCCGGGCAATTAATAACGCGCTTTGCTGAAGAACCCCCGACGATAGTAGAATGTGCCATTTAATGTCTCCCTTATGCGAATCACACTAGACAACTTTTTTTGTTTATGCAATAACTTTTTTATGAACGAATCAGAAATCGAGCAATATTTGGTTAAAACCGTCCGCGCTATGGACGGAGAAGCCTACAAATTCAATTCACTATCACATCGTGGGGTGAGTGATCGCATCGTCTGTTTACCAAACGGCGAGACGTGGTTCATCGAATTGAAAACGAGCGGCGGCAAGTTGTCGGCGCTTCAGAAAGTGTTTGCACAAGACATGAAGCGTATGAACCAGCGCTACGCATGTCTGTGGAATAAAGAGCAAGTCGATAGGTGGGCCTGTGAAATTACGACCATATCAGGATGAAGCAGCGGACTTTTTATTTTGTAAAAACCGCGCCATGATCCTTGCGCCAGTAGGCGCAGGGAAAACAGCAATAACACTGACAGCTATGCGCGATATGCTTGAAAAGGGCTTTGTGCAGCGCTGGTTAGTGCTTGCGCCCAAGCGCGTCTGCATCGACGTGTGGCCTGTCGAAGGGCCAAAGTGGGCTCCTGAAATGCCCATCGCTGTAGCTGTTGGCACGCCAGCGCAGCGTCGAGAAGCGTTTGAAAGCGAAGCGGATGTAGTCGTAACCAACTATGACAACATCCCGTCTATAGATCCCGCTGGCTTTGACGCCGTTGTCTTCGATGAGCTGACGCGGCTTAAGAATCCCAGTGGAAAAAGGTTCAAGCATTTGCTGAAAATACTTGACAACTTCCACATTCGTTGGGGCTTGACTGGTTCGTTTACGTCTAACGGCCTGGAGGACGTGTTCGGTCAGTGCAAGGTCGTTGATCAGAAACTGCTAGGCCGCAGCAAAGGTGCGTTCCTGCAACAGTATTTTTATTGCTTGAACCGCGAATATCAGCAATGGGTGCCGTTGCCCAACGCGTTGCCGAGCGTAATGGCGACGATCAAGCCGGCGACATATGTGTTAGAGGCCGGCGAGTATAAGGACAAACTGCCGGAGCTGCATGTCGTTGACATGCGTTGTACAATGGACATGACGCACTACAACGCTATGAAAAAGGATTTTGTTCTTGAACTTAATCAGACCATCAGCGCTCCAACGGCGGCGGTTGTTACGCAAAAACTTCAGCAACTTGCCGGCGGCTTCATTTACGGACTGGATAAGCCGGAATGGATCGGATCCCATAAGTTTGATCTGTTGGATGAAATACTCGAAGAGAATCAACGAGCAAACACGATCATCGTTTACAACTACAAAGAAGAGTTAGCCGAACTTAAAAGACGTTATCCACAACTCTCCACTATGGACGACGCAGATGTTGTTGACAAGTGGAACAAAGGTGAACTCGAGCTATTAGCGATTCATCCTAAATCCGCCGGTCATGGGCTGAACCTACAGTTCGGCGGCAACAAGATTATCTTTTTGTCGCTGCCGTGGTCGCTAGAACTGTATGAGCAAACCATCGGGCGCTTGCATCGCAGCGGGCAAACAAAAGATGTCTGGTGTTACAATATTATTTGTGCTAACACCATCGATGAAAAGATCCAAACAGCGCTGAGAGACAAGCGCTCCATGTCTGAACTGGCGTTGGAGGAATTATGCACTGGCATGAACTGAACGAGAAATTACCCGATTTATCCGAGAAGGAGATTTATGATCTGCTTCAGGATGAACGCGCGAATGGGCGGCGCGCTTTTATTATGACCCGCTTGCATCAACGCTACAACATTCTGCGAGTGTTGCGCGAAAGAGAGGAATTGTTGAAAGATGCATACACCTACCGATCTTCTAAAACAGGCCGCTGATATCATCGCCGAGCGCGGTGAGACGTATGGCGGCATCGAGAATAATTTCCAGCTTATAGCGGACTTGGCATCGTTGCGATTGGGGCGCGACATTCATCCGTTCGAGGTGGCGATTATTATGGTCTGCGTTAAGAATGCGCGGGCGTTTAATGACCCTACGCATCTTGATAGCCGCGTAGACGCTATGAACTATGAAGCCTTTGCAGCGCAGTTTGCTGCGGATTACATAGCGCAGAAAGCTGATACCGGCGCGAACATCGGGTACAAAAAGCGCACTGAGCTAAGACCAGCTAAGATCGAACCGCTAAAGTCTACACGCCGCGCGGAGCTTGCCGTAATCGATGATAAATTGAGCCGTTTCGGATCCACGGAGCCGCCGCAGTTCAGCGGCAACAGCGCGCTGTTGAGCGACTGAGTATTGAGCGAGTGGCGGGCATGACCCGCCGCTCGTTGATTGGCAGCTAGAAAGCGCCGTTGCTGAGATCAGAGATAGTATCGTCAACGGTTTTAGGGGCCATGACAACATTAGTCTGTCTTTCTTTCAGTTTAGCCTGAAGATCCGCGCGTTTAACAACTTCATCGCGTCGCCCTTGTTCATAAGCGTAGACTGTTAATAGTTTAGTCAACGCCGCAACGGCGACTAAAAGAAAAGCTAATAAATAGATCATTTGCCGGTGACGTTAAAGTCTTTAGCGGCGACAAGACCTACAGCGATCAATGCGTTTTGCAGCGTTGACCAATCAATTGTTTTGGATTGCCAAATATTGAACAGAACGCCGATCAACGTGATAACGCCCGGAATGGTTGTCTTCCAATTTGTAACGAGAGAGTTCATTCCATTGTCCTCCTAAAGTAAATACCAAACATAAAAAGCAACTTGGCTCCATACGCTATCGAAGCAGCGGCTGCGACTGCGTACACTATATACGCTAATCGCGGATCCATTAGTTACAGTTCTCCGGCTGCGTAACCGTGCAGTGGAAAATATATTTAGCCGGCGCGCAGCCAGACAGTAAAAGGCAAAGTAAGATTATCCGCATAGCGCTTTAATCTGCGCTTTAACGTCTGCAATACGCGCAGACCAGCCTTTGCCGAACGTAGACCAGATCGATAGGGACTGCATGAAAGCTAAACGCTTATTTGTTACCGCCATAGCGACGTAGGTCTTGGTGGCTTCTATGGTCGCTGGGCCAATCTGACCGTCTTGTGTAACACCAACAACGGCTTGCAAAGTTTTAGCTGCGCGGCTTACGCCTGAATTGACAGCAAAGTCGAACACAGCAAAATCAACGCCAGAGGGAAGAAGATCTCCACTAATACGATCCCAATATAAGTTCTTGTAAATCGCCGCAACTTCCGAATCAGCAATAGCGCGCACGCTTTGCGTTGAGAAATTCTGCGACTTGCGCCAAGCATCATAGACCGCTTGCGTAACGCCCTTATTCGTCGGGCCGCCTGGATCTTTTGGGTGGTCAACGTAGCCGCCCTCATATTTGAGAACTTGCTTAAGCGCCTGTGGATAATTCTCTTTCATCGCCGGTCTGCTTTCTGGCTTACAAGATCTCGAATGGTGTCGAGTTTTGCAAACACTTGATTGAGCACGGTATTAAATTCTTCGCGTGTAATGTAACGACCAGCAACAAGCACCTCGATCTCACCAACCTTTTCGGCCAGTTCTTTATCGGCTTCTTGCAAATCTTTGACAGCGCCCCAGACGGTATTCAATACCCATCCGCCTAGGACGCCGATCACGCCAACGGCGACATCAAAAAACACTTGATATTCAGCCATTGGTGTCATCTCGTCATCGCATTAAGGGGTTCTTCTACCATCGCGTTATAACCCCTCTGTGCCGCGAGCATTTGAGGACTACGCATGACCGCCGCAGCGTTTTTCATAACTTGCGCGCGTTTCTCTACCGTGGTCTTCATTTTACGGCCAGCCATCATGGCTTCGCCTAATAAAACTGCCATAGCTTTTGGGTCAAGATTAGCCATAGCTATTTTAATAGCTTCTTGTTCGCCTACCTTACCTTGAAAAGCCTTAAAGACGCGGGTGGCTAACACAGCGGTAAAATCTGTAATAACTTGCGGGATTCTAAATGATGCTTCTTCACCAATCTTAGCGGCTTTTGGCCCCATCTGTCCGCGCCAAGCAGCTAAATCGGCGAACTGTTCTTCACGCTCCAAATCACGCGCAATGTTTTTAACTAGCTCTATTTGTTTAGGCTCAAGTATTTGATTCAAATCTTGATAGCGCGGGGCTGCATCTATCGCGCGTTGAATAGTTTTAGGCGCATCTTTCGCCGCAGCCTTGACAAACGCCCGCCCGCGTTGCTCACCTTTCATAACGCCCTCAAGCGTATCTTTGAGGTAAGACAACACTTCTGCTTGGTTTACAGGCTTACTAAGGCGTGCATATTCAGCGCGAGCGGCAGCGTATTCAGGGACATTGGAATCAAGCCAATTAACAAAATCTTTACGCGCCGCGCGTAACGCGTTCAAATCCATGCGCTCAATTGCAAATTCTCTTGGGCCTTTTGTTATTATTCGATCCATAGCTGTCTTCATATTATGAAGATCACGGACTGAATATTCAGCCATTGTTGCAGGCATCTCTCGCGTAACTGGGCGTCCAAACTCATCCAAAATTGCAGACGCAACAGTTTGTGCAGGGGCTGTTTCGCCTATCTTAAATGCTTCACCTTTATTCTTAGCAATATCCCGCGCAACGCGTGCAACATCGCCAATAACAGGACGTGACATTAATTCTTGCAATGTCGCATCTTCAGGCACTTTTATCTTTTTAGCCGCTTCATACATCGGTGCGGTTATACCTTCGCGTCTTGCACGCGCGGTTTCAACACCTTTAGGGCCACCTGCCGCAGTTTCAAGCGCTTTTTGTCGTGCGGCTATATTTGCCTGTTCAACCGCGCGGAATTGATCTGGCGCTTCTTTCATCGCTGACATCAAAAGGCCCGCAAAACCTGTAGACGGGACTCCAGACGCAACAGCGCCGGCAGTAGGTTGCGTCCCTGGAACAAGCTGCGCTTGAGACGAACGTAATGCATTAATTATAGGAGCGCCTTTATCGCCAACGGCTTGTTGAAGCGCATAATAGCGAGGCGCAGCAATACGATTAGCAAACTCAGTTCCTTTAGCCATCAAAGGAATTGCAGCATTTTGAATGCCGCCTGCGGCTAACCGCAATGGATCAATGGCTTGTCCAAACTGTTCAAATGGGCGCGCAGCCTGAGATAAACGCGGCGCATTTATTACCGCGCCTCCGGCTTGAAGGGGCTGCGCCAAAGCCGGTGTCCGCGCCGCTGTGCGTCCAGCCGCGCGAAGTCCGCCTCCAATACCACTAGCGATCATAGAAAGATCAGCCATCGTTCCTACAGGATCTGTGGCAATAGCTTCTTTCCAGCCGTCTTCTGTAAAATATCGAGCATAATGCCCGCCTGCCGCTTCAGCGGCTTGTTGAGCCTGCGCGGCGAAGTCAGGATTCTCTAATTTAGAAAGATATGCAAACGCAGTTGTTGGCAGCGCTTTCTCAGCTACCTTTCGCATCGCGCCATACCCTGTTAATTCCAAACCTCTAGCAGTTTCTGGAATATTCATAGGGTTAAGCATAGACAGCGTTTCAGCGCCAAATTTATATCCACTGGAAGGAATGTTTGTGATGCCCTCTACAATAGCTTCAGGCCATGTGCGGCGTTGATAAGGCATAGCATCTTCAGTTACTGGCACCTGCGGCGCTGCTTCAGTGGAGACTGCACCGAACTGACGCGCAAGAGCGCCGTAATCTGGGCCTGCCGCTGTAGGTTGTTCTTCCTCTCTAAAATAAGGAAAAGATTTCCGAAGTTGCGCTGCCTGTTCAGGCGCAAAAGATACTTCGCCCGCTACATCGCTTTTAGCGCCAAATCTTTTAGCGATTGCAGCGTAGTCAACCATTATCGTTTTCCTACTTCCATGCGCTGGATATAAGTTAAAAATTCAGTTGCTTGTTTGCGATCACTGAAAGTATGTGATGAACCAGTAGGATCTGTTACGGTAAATCCATTTGGTGATTCTTCAACACGCTGGCGCATGACACCTTCAGTTCTAATACCTTGCGGATCATACGGGTTCTTATACTCTACGCCTAATAAACGTGTAGCATTTCGTTTAATGCTACGATAAGCATTTAAACGCTCGCCGATAGTCAAATCGGAATTGCCAATATCACCGGCTTGCTTTTCAAAACGATCTGCTTCAGACGCCGCCACGCCGGCTGTTGCAAGTCTATTACCCGCAAAAGCTTGCGTAAGGTCAGCCGAGATACGCTTAAGATCTGTATCAGCTCGCGCTGCCGCGCTATCGCGGCCAAATTTACGCGCAATATCAGTTCCTTTTGCGCTTAACATACCGCTAGACGCGCGTCCTAATACAGGCTCAATAAGATCCACGCCCGTGTCGGGGTTATATGCACCGGCAGTTAAGATCTGTTGCATCACATCTTGACGACCACGTTCAGGTGAACCTAAAGGCGCGGCAGCTCGAATGCCTGTTAATCCTGCGTTTCTTGGCGCGCCTGGAGGCGCGGTCATGTCTACGCGAAGATCTGGTTTAGGTTGTCCTGGCGTAGGCGTAATAGGAACACCCGTCGTAACAGGTCGTTCTCCAGGCTGCGCGGGATATGTTAGCCAATTCTCGCCAGTGTCTTCATTACTTTGAAGTACCGCGCCAGGAACTCCTGGCATTGGCTGGCTATGGATACGGCCTCCCGTGGGTAATCCTTCAGTCCCAGCGACAGCTTTACCGCCTTTCTCAGGTGCGTATTTAGGAACAGCAACTTTTTCTTTAAATCCTGTTGCAGGATTGACGCGGTCTACAAATTCATACTCTTCACGTCGCTTTCGTTCTTCCTCAATTTGTTTACTAAGTGAGTCAGCCGTATTAAGATATTTTTGAATTTGTTTAGCGTTATAATTTTCAGGTAAATGCGATCCAATTGTAGGGTCATATTTTGTTACTTCATCTTTTAAGTCAGAATAATTACTTTCATCCATTCTGGACAACAGATCGCGCGCTACATTAGTTCTTTTACCAAGAAGTTCTATGGTTGCAGCGTCAGCTTCTGCAAAAGCCTTTTGGCCTAGTCGTGTTTCTTTAACGCCTCTAGCCCTTGATTCGGCTATTTCATATGGCTGCATCTCTTGTTTTAATTGTAATACCCCGCGTTGATTTGCAGCCGTAGCAGCGTGCATAGCAGCTTGTTCTTGCGCGCTCATAACGCTTAATGCTTCAGGTAAATAACCAGCTTTTGCTAACGCATTATAGGCTGCGGGCGATCTAATGTCCGCGCCGCCTAATATGCCAGTTAATTGATTTTGACGCTCCATCTCACGCTGCAACTTCTCATATTCAAGCTGTTGAAGCTGTTGCTGTTGAGCGCGAGCGCCCATCATCTGGTATTGCGCCAGCATGTTCGTAAAGTCAGGAGCCGTGTTCGCTAGAGCGTTGCGCGAAGCTATTGTGTAATCTACTGGCATTTATATCACCTTAAAATCCTGGCGCACCAAATGTCGGAGCACCTTGGAATCCTGGGGTAAATCCTGGCGCATAAGTTCGGTTAAAATTTGTGTTTGACGCGTATATAGAAGATCTACCTTGAGGCGCAAAACGATCCGCCATGCCATACGCCATCATAGCGTTGACTGGCGTGTTAAGCGCGCTCTGAAGCGCGGATGCGCCACCCATGTAACCTGACGCGCGTGCTTGGCCTACGTTCTCGATAGCCGACGCATAAGGGTTAGCTGCGGCTAGGCGTGTCATTTCAGGACTTGCAAGACCACCATAAAGGCCAGCAATCGTGTTGCCCGTATTAGACGCCATAGTGCCAAGGTTAGCGCCCGTCTGACCCGCTAAATTTGACGAAATTTGCGCTGCGTTTGCGCCAGTGCCAGCTATATTTTGAAGTCCTTGAGTAACCGCTAATCGATTAGCCATAAAACGACTATAGGCGTTGTTGTATTCTTGGCTTGCTTCGCCAGCGCCATAACGTGTAGCCGCTTTTAACGCAGCGCCTGACCCAGCTAAACCTCCACCGCGAGCGGCGTTGAGCATAGCTTGTTGGCCTTGTTGAATACGGAAATTATACCCAGGATCTAAAGAAAGCTCGTCGTAGGTCGGCTGTTGCGTATATACGCCGCCAGGGCCGTAAAGCTGCGAAAGTTGATTTATCGCTGCCGCGCCTGTGGTCGTGTAGGGTTCTTGGAATCCGACACCTTTGCCGTAGAACTCTCTTACGTCGCCGGAACCTTGTCTATAAAATTCTCGGCTTGCGTCTACACCCTGTTGCGTTCTGCGGCGAGCTTCCTCAAGCGCTTGCTGTTGAGCGATGTAGCCCAACATGCCGCCCTGTTGAGCGGCTTGGGCCTGTGTGCCAGCCGCACGTTGTGAAGCCGCATAGCCCGCCCCACTACTGAGCGCGCTTGCTGCGGTGCTTCCTAAAAGGGCTAGTGTGAACGGATCCATAATGCCTCACTATAATACTAGGTCTTGATGATGTATAGCACGGCATAGTTCTTAGGCCGAGTTTCTATATTGCCGGTATATGAATTGTTGACTGTCAAACCAGTAGTATTACTGT